CTTTAATCTGGTACATAGTCGTAAGGTTCTGTACACGTTGTGCACGTTCAGCAAAGTGACGAGCACCCATAGGAACGATCTTACCATTAGACTTAATATCGTCACGGGTAATCTGTGTAAAGAAGTATAGACCTGTATCATCGTTAAGGATTTTAGCTGTATCCTCATAGTCCATGTTACGGCGAGATACTTCTAGCATTGCGTTTAAGATTGGCTCAAGGAACACACGTTCGAAGTGAGCCGTCTTGTGTTGGAAGATACGACCAGCTGCTGTCATAAGCTGTCCAACCTCAAAGGCTGTCTTCTCACCAGCACTACGGATACCCATAGCCTCACGAGGAGCACCAGCCATCATCTCCATCTTAGCTTCTAGGTTCTGAATCTGGAAGTCAGCATTAAGAGCAGTAGCATCTGGTACAAGGTAGCCTACGTCACCTTCATCACCTAGATAGATACGAGCATTAGGGGCAAAGTCAAAGTCTTCTACGTCACCCTTGATCTTAAGAACAGGATAAGCAATCTGGTCAAACACGTCAGCCTTAAGGTTCTCAAGGTGATCAATGCGGTACTGCATACCAACTAGGTTATCTAGTGGACCCATGCTATACAGGTTGTCTGGACGGTCTCTCCAACCTGCGTGGAAGATAGGGTCACGTCCGAGGAAGCTAGGGTTCTCTTCGTTAGACAGAACGTAGGAACGGTCTACGATAGTAATGACACGGTTGTTCATAAACTTACCAGTGTCTGTGTCGTAGATGTCTCCGTAGAACGTAAGGATTTCTACGTAGTCTGATTCGTAGTAGTCTGTCAGGCTAGAGAAGCCATCAGCTATAAAACCCTCAGACTTGTTTACATCAATCTCGTTACCCTTAGCTGCACCACGGTTACCTAGCATCTTATTAAAGACGCCTTCCATGTAAGCTTTATCTGGGGAAGTCTCAATCATACGTTGTACTTCACCCAAGGTAAGGATAGAACGAATGATCTTAGGAGTATCAGCAAACTCAGCTGCTACAGGGTTAAAGCAAATATCGTATGGTGAAATACGAACAAGCTTAGGACCAACATAGTTTACAACACGTTCACCATCTTCAAACTCTGTGACTTTACGTTGATAATCTACTGTAGCAAAACAGTTACCATATAGAATGTAATCATTGATAAGCTTGCTAGTCGTGTTAACAAAGTCAGACTGACGTAGCTTGTTCTGCATGTAAGCCTGAATGATGTCACGTTTAATCTTAACGTCACCCTCTTCGTCGGTAGCTTCAAAGCGGAACCAACGTTTCTGAGGGAACAAAGCTGCAAAGTAGTTTGCGTGGAGGTTATCAGAAATCTGTGTTAGCTTTGGAGTAGTCGTAGAGTTAGACCACGGCAACTTGTTGTTGCTCGTAGTACGAGTATCTGTAGCGTACACATAGTTGCGCAACTCTTGCCACTCTTTAATTTTCTCAGAACGAGCATTGTTCCAAGATGTCCAACGGCTAGAGATATCCACAGCTAGAGTGTGTGGATCAATAACGCCTTCAATGTCGAGTGTAGTGCCAGCCATGATGACTCCTAGTCTTAGCTATGTGTTAATAATAACACAGTATAATTTATTTGTCAAGTGCTAAAATGCAACACCACCAAATTTAGGGTGAAATACTACATTATTATCTTGATTTCTCTTTCGGATAGCAGCGGCACTGGGCTTAATAGCTACTTCCACAGCTGCTGCTAGACAATCTTTACAGTCATCGTGTGCTGGGTTGTAGGATACAAGCTCTTCTTCTAGTACTTGACAGTGACCACCACGGTAGTGATACATCTGTAAGTTGTCGTACCTTGGTTCAAGGATAGCTGCGATACGTTCTTCCTTGGAACCTTGGTGACGGTTAGGTCTGTGTTCGTCAACCTTAAGAGCTAGACCATTAGGTTTGATGTAGTTGTCTTTAAGTTCAGATACGATAGCTGACTGAGCAGCAGTACATTCAGCCCGTAGCTTTCTAAAGTCCCAACGATTAAGAAGGTCTAGAATATGTTTGAAGTACTCAGAAATCTTATCTGTTTTAAAACGATCAATGTCTAAGACGTAGACGTTGTTCTCATAGTCTACACCAATCACAACAATAGCTGTGTAGTCAGCCCTCTTGCTAACACTGTACGCAAAGTCAACAGCTGCACTGACGTTTAGTTTACGTCCCTTGTACTGCCACTGACCGTTATCTCTATCCAGATGCTTACGATCATAGTACTGAAACTTCTCATAGGCGATAGGTTGTGTGTCAGGATCAGTTGGGTCATTGTAGTACTGAGCACGAAACTGTACTCTGTCTAGGTACTGTCCACGTTTCTTAGCTAAGATTTTAATGTTAAAGCCAAAGAACTTACCGTCCTTACGAGTTTGACGAGGCCAAAGGAAATCCCCTGTACCGTCTCCTCCGTCTTCTACTGCTCGTTCCATTACCTCGTAGATGTTTTCCTTACCTACAAGTTCACCCTTGTCTGAGTACAAATCTTCTTCCATACCCATCAAGTCTGAGTACAAGTCTTTAGGATGGTAACGTGTACCTACAACCCATTCCTGTGCTTCACTGCCTTCAATAGAAGATAGAAGAGAGTACTGAGACTTAACCTTGTTTCTACCTTCGTTGGTATAAGCATTCTCGAATACAACGACATCATCAAGGACTGCAATGTCACAGTGCATACCAGTAAGAGATGTAGTCAAACCACCAGTAAAGATAGAAGGGTCTCGAACTGCTTCCTTCTTACGGTCAGGGTGATCAAGAGCAATCTCAGATGTAGTCCACTTCTCTCGTTTACTCTCATCTTTATTCAAGTGTTGAGGCCAGTACTTCTGGTGGATGTCTGACTCAAAGATGTTCTTGATAAACGATAGCTGCTTCTGGGCTAGGTTTGAAGTAGCTGAGATGTAAAGCACACGAAGGGTAGGGTTCTTAGTTAACTCCCAGGCAACCCTGTAGGCAACCATAGCTGACTTGCCATGATCTCGTGGAAAGAGAAGAAGCTGGTGTGTCTTAGCTTCCTGCCTTGTCCACCACTTACAGACATCCTCGTGACAGTTACCCAGTACACGTTGAGGTGCTACAAGCTTGATAAACGTAATAAGACTACGTTCCGCAGCTTCTTTGATTTCTTCTACTGTTGCCATCAGGGTTTAGTAGGCCACACGACATCATTCGGGAAGCCCGTCTGCTGTGGCACGTCAAGCAATTCCTGACGATACAAAGCCCAAACTGCTTGTGTGTCTGCATCTAGTGCAGCCCAGCGCAAAGCATTGCCAGCAACAGCGTCTACTTCAGTAAGGCGATCACCCCGATCATCACGAACCTCTGCTGCAAGTGCTGCGTCTAATTCATCTTGAGTAGGGGGAACGTAAGCTGCTACATCATCACCGATAGCTGCCAACAATGCGTCATTGTCCACAGTTGTGTCAGTGTCTGCTGGGTCTAGCGTGTAAGGTAGCCAACCGTGTACTTCGTGTTCAATCTCACAGTCGATGCGACCATTAGAAATGTGTTTTGCGTTACGGTAGTTCATTAGGCTATCCTCACGTACAAGGTTTGGAAGTAGTTCCTACCGACTGAAGTACCTCTAGAACCCATAGACTGCCAAGTTCCAGAGGGGTTAGCACCCCCAGCGGTGTGGCTCACAGACCAGTTATCGGTAGAGGTTGTTAAGCTGTCGTTAGAGTGTCCGCTGTACCTTAAAGATGAACCTGCAATAGAAGTGCCTTGAGAAATGGATGTGTCAATACCAGTGTTTACTAGATAAGCATAAGTCCCCACAGCACCAACAGTCGTACTAAAGCTAGTAGAGCTATCAAAGTTGTCGTCGCCCCTGATTACACTAGCCATTACACCACCTTCAGGCTAGCAGGTTGTACCGCTGCTAGTTCCGCTGGGGTTGTAGCTGCATCAATGCCAGCATCCGTAGGGGCATCACGCAGAGCCTGCTTGTCAGCTGCAATCTGTGTGGTGTCAGCACCTGTCTCCAAGGCTTTCATAAAGGCTGTGTCTAGTGCAGCCAGTGGCTCTGTACGGGCCTGACGAATCTTGTCACGCCAGATTTCCTTGGCTGCGGTCATGTCTACAGAGATAACCCCTGCATTGGCATCAGCTTCCCAAGCACCACGGAAAGTCCGTTCGGCTGGTAGTGTGTAGTCTGCGGCGTCATAAGATGTTGCGCCGATCTTGATTAGTGTTTGTGTCATGTTAGCCTCCGTGGATTAAATAGTTAACTTCACTAGGGTCGTGAGCATTCCCGCTGCCGGAATTTTGATAAACAAAATGAGCTTCAATCGTTGATGTCGATTTAACGTCGTTGCTCCATTGAAACCCGCCAAAAATAGAACCAAAGGAAGTGACGTTAGAGTTGGAAGCCAGTTGGAAGGCGTACGACGTATTAGCCATGTTGTTGCCGAAATTGACAGCATAGTCCCCTCCCCCATTATCAGTAATGCTACTAACATTACCGTCAGCACGAATAGCTACCGTACCTGCGCCGTTGAAGTTCACCCAAGCCTTAGCAGGGTAAAGCCCAGCACCACCCGTAGTTTGCAGGTTATCAACCTTTATTGTACTCATGCTGCTATCCTCCAAGCATTACGAAACGACCTGTCAGAGGGGACGTCTTCTGTTTTTACAATCTTAAACATTGGCCTGTTGTATTCCTGAGACCAGATGTGACGAGGGATGTCCTTCATTACGAGATACTCAATGGCCTCTTCCTCTGTGAGGGGGCCAATACGAGGTGCAGTCCACTGTGCTTCATGCTTTGCAGGGTCATGCTCAAAGGTGTCGTGACGACCCTCTACGATGGCTAGTTTCTCATCGTCCTGCAAAGCCCAGTAAACGGAGATAGGCGGCAGCAGCCCAGCCTTGGCTTCTTCAAGCCAGTTGTCACTAGGGACAAGCACCATTGCGGGTTGCTCTGGTTGCTCTGGGTCTTCGAAGATTACTCTGTAATTGCTCATTATTCTACAGCCGATAGCATACAAAAGTCACCATCGAAGTAACTAGTACTAGCAATAACAATAAGTCCGCAAACTGATGTAGTCATGTTGGGGTCGTGGTTTGCATTACCAAGAATTACTTGAACATCGTTGTTGTAGTTGGTCCCGAAACCAAGGGTGGGGCAATAACTCGTACTGCTAAAAGAATTAGTAAAGTTTACAACATACCTGCCTGGATTAAGGTCTGTAATACTACTAACGTTCCCATCAGCACGAATAGCCACTGTACCAGTGCCGTTAAAGTTTACCCAAGCCTTGGGCGTGAAGAACGTAGCACCACCAGACGTAGCTTCTTCGAGTGTGTTTACTTTAATCGTACTCATGTTACACCACCGTCCATGTTTCACCAGCACCAACCGTAACGGTTACGCCTGAGTTAATTGTAATAGGGCCAGCAGACATTGCGTTCTTGCCGTTTGTGACTGTGTAGTTTGTCGTTACGTTCTGACCGTTTTCCCAGAAGATTTCATCGCTACCTCCACCGCCTGCACCTGCTGCAATACCAGTCAGACTAGAGCCATCACCAGCGTAGGATGTAGCTGTTACTGTGCCAGTAGCTGTGAGGTTACCATTCATCGCTGTGGTCACAGCCTTGATATTTAGCAGATTTAGGTCAGCGTTAAGATACCCCGTCAAGTGCAGGTCGCCGTCATTAGTACTATCGCTGTCTTGGGCTTGAATGTAGAGGGAGCCGCCAGTGGCGATGATACGGTGCTGGTTGCTGGTGTCTGTCTCAAGAAGATTGATTACTGGTGTTACCGAGGAAACAGACAAGTTTCCGTTAATCTCAGCATCACCAACCACATCTAAAGCGGCAGACGGGCTTGATGTGCCGATACCAAAGTTACCATTTGAGATAAACCGTGCGTATTCATCTGCTACACCGCCACCAGCGCCCCTGAACCTTATAGGGCCGTTTGAGGCACCGTTGCGAGAGTCAAGGGTTGTAGTTCCACCGCCGTGATAAACACTGGCGTATTGGGAAGTTCCATCAGTATCGGTAATTGTAAGAACGGGTGTTGGGCCTGTGATGTTCATGTCACCAGCGGTCACTGTGCCAGTAGCTGCAATGTTACCAGTTACGGAAGCACCTGTAGACGTGGTGGCGATCTTTGCGGAACCATTATGGTATAGCTCAACTTCTGCACCAATTTTA